AATGGCGAGGGGCTTATAGTATAAATGCCTCCTTGGGGCAGTGGTTTAGCTTGCAATTCAATTATATATCCTGATAATAGGATTATAAAAGCAGATATGATATTGTAAATAGGTTTCATACTAGAATGAATGATTTAATTTTGGGTTAGAGCCTAGCCTTAAATCCGACAACGCACCGCCATTGATGGTATCTGGTCTAGTAGGCAAATCAGGAACAACTGTACCTTTATTTACAGCTTTAAGCCAGTCTATAGCTTGTTCGTATCGAACTTCACGTATTTCAGGTATGTTGCGAGGTGCAATACGACTATGTACATGGTATAGACTAACATCAACCATAAGCATGACTAATCTGGGGTTACGATCTGTACCTACTTTATTGAATATTTCTGGTACATCAAAACGGTTTCGTAGGTAACCTGTGATTTCTTCTTCAGCTTGTAACTCAGCACTTGACCATATAGTGAGGTCGGAGGCTATTGCCTGTTTTATTTCAGGCTGTATTTGTTGTAAGTAGTCGGACTGTGTTAAAAACATAATTTGATTTTTTAATTTAAAATTGGTTTACCATCCCCTAGGCTTGCGTGTACCTAATCGCGGGGCTATATTTTTCGCTCTTGAAAAACGTTGTAATTGCCATATCGCACCTTCATCAGCATCAGGAGCATCATCGTGTGAGCGACTGCCGTGGTCAAAAGATAAAATTTGCTCAAGCCCTGTTTGCATATCACGATTGCCCTTTTCGGCCTCGTTAAAGAATACCATACTGCGTTCGTAGAAGGGTGTCAAGCTTTCAATACGTGTCGTTTTATCTTCCTTTTTCCTATGATCAGGACGGATTGGCAATTGCCAACCACGCCTAGCACCTTCTTCAGTAAACTCATCTAGGAATAAATCTTGAATAAAATTAGCCTCCATCCATAGTTCTATAATACTGGAAGGGACATGGTAATCGCATCCTTTAAGATTTGGATATAGGGACTCATAATAATCATAAAGCCAACAAACCGCTTCGCTTATAGTACATTGACGACAAAATGATTTTATACAATGGAATTCCCTATCAGTTTTCCCCCAATGCCTAATTGCTTTAAAGTCATTTTTAGTACCTGATTTAAACGAAGGGTCAAAATAGATGACATGGCCTAGGTATTCATTAAGTTTAAACATTTTTTTCCAGTGGATCCATTCGTTTTTGAATACCTTACCTTCAATTATTGGATTATGGAAATATTCACGTTGGGACAATCGCCAACCCATTTTTATCATCTTGGCCTGAAGTACCTCCAAAGTATATTTTTCAGGCCATGCTGGCTTACCATTTTCAATAGCACAAACTTTACTATGCCAAATGCCTTCACGTTTAGGCATGCCCGGCTCTAAGTCACCAACTAAATGAGCTAAAATAGACTGGCGATGAATACGGTTGTTTGCAATAACTATTCGACCAGCTTCGGTATTTAATGCACCATATACAGCGCCCAATATCCAATCGACGGTTTCTTTAATACCTTCTTGATTTTTGCAGTCTCTCTCTTCGTCTATATCATCAATAACAGCATAGTTTGGACGTTTGGCTCCTTTACGTAATCCCCTTGGTGATTGTCCTTTGCCTAGAGCCACAAAAAAAGTTCCATCTTTAAACATGAAGTCCCCTTCCATCCAATGGCCAATATTTTGTTGTTTGCCAAAGTCGTTAATGAGAAGTTCATTGTATTCTACCTCAGCTTGAACATCGCCAAGCAACCTTTTGGCTCCAGTTTCATTTTTATTGATAAGCGTCATGCCATCCAGCTCGCCATTAATCCAAAGGAAAAGAGGGATTAGAATGTCGGCATGAACACTCTTAGCATGTTCGCGAGCCCATTCAAGGATAGCAAAAATATTTCTATCTGCAAGTATTTTGTTAGCTGCTTCGATTTGAAACTTAGAACATGGGGAGCTGGCATAGTGCGGAAAGTAGAAGTTAACAAAAAACGGATAATTTTTTTTTGCCTTAGAAATTCGCTTGTCTTTTGAGGCCTTAGACTCTATTTCTTTTACTACAGTAGCGGATGCAATAGCTTGGCATTTTTTATTCCAAAGTTCTAGGGCTTTTTTATCGTCTTTGGATAACTTACTAATATCAAAACTCATAATTAATCTTGTTTTGTAGATGCTTCAGCAACATCATTTAAAAAATCATTTGCAATAGGGGCCAACTTTTTACTGAGTTCTAAATCAAGTCTTTGTATATGCTCTAAAAATTTACTCAATACAGCGACGTACTGAGGTAATGCAATTTGTTGTTGCATACGTTTGATGCCTAGAATGATTAAGTTTCGACTATTGGCTATTGCTGCATCAGGAAAGCGAAGCCCTTCTTTTTGTTTTTTAATAAATTCATTAATTTGATCAAGCTCAGCATACATACTTTGAACTACACGCTCGGGAGTTTGCTTTTGAGCTTCTTTGATAGCTTTCCAATTGCCTTCTTTAGCCCACCCACCAACTGTTAATCTATTGACACTGACAATTGTAGATATCTCATCAATAGTTTTGCTAGTCTGCATGTATAGCTCCTTTGCTAATAATTTTTCTTTGTCTTTTGCCTTTGCCATTTGTACATATTCTAGCAACAAAGTTGCTACACAATGATAGCCGTACCCAACGCTTAAACGTGGCTTGCAATTTTTCAAAACATAGACTGCAATTATTGTTGCAGTGAGCGATTGGTCATTTTTTTAAGGTAAAAAACACAACCACTTTTACATCATAATCACGAGTAAAAAGTGTCGAAACCTAAAACATATCCATTTACAATGTCTGACGAAAGCATAAACTGTTATGGTTTTCGAGTGCTCACAAATGGCATTGATACAGAAACGGCTTTTGCAAAAAATCCTGTTTCATTTTGGAATCATAGAACGGATGACCGCTATAAGGATAGCCATGATTTTCCAGTAGCGAAATGGCTTAATTGGAAAAAACAGGATGGAAAACTAATTGGTGATTTGCAAGTGGATGACAGTAATGATTTTGGAAAAGAGCTTGTGTCCAAAATTGAAAACGGGTATATAAACGCCGTATCAATATATTTTGACCCGATTGAAGTAAGCGATGCACCTGAACATTTATTAGCAGGTCAAACAAGAAGTACTATAACACGATGTGTATTACTGGAGTGTTCGCTCGTTGGACTACCCGGAAACTTTAACGCCGTAAAGTTAAAACAGAAAGAGGGAGGCTTTGTTTCATTAAATGCAACCAGTACTGCCACAGATATAGATGTGGTAATCCCTCGTATTAAAACGTCAAATTCAAATTCTCATAGTATGACTAAAGAACAAAAAGAGTTGATAGGCTTAGATGCTAATGCAACTGATGAGCAAGTAACTAACGCTCTAAATGCTTTGAAGCTAAAAGCTGATAAAGTAGAAGTGAAACCAGCTGATATTGTACCTACTGTATTGGCAGGAGGTGACAAAACGGAATTGGAAACCTTACGCAAGGAGCGTGTAACCACGCTAATCAACCAAGCCATTAATGATAAAAAATTCACAGAGGCAGACCGTGGTACATATACAGAATTGGCAAATTCAAATTTCGACAGTACAAAAAAAGCTATTGAAAATATGCAAGCAACTGTCAAGATTTCTCAATTATTAAATTCAGGAGCCCATTCAACCACCGCTACGACAACTGCAACCAAAATAGAAGATTGCGAATTCTACAAACTGAGTAAAGGCAATCCAACTGCCTTGGGAAAATTGCAACAAGAAGATGAAGCGAAGTTTAACCAAATAAAAGATGAGTATTTGAATCTTTTAAAAACCAACTAATCATCTATTAACCCATTATTAAAATTGAAAGCGTAAATTATGGACACAGTAAATATATGGCAATCATTGGCTCAAGGAGGTATCGCAATATTGGTATTGGCCGTTGGAGCATGGTTGTTTTGGAAGCAAATACAAACCCAATTCAAAGATACACGTGATGAGATGAATCAAATGCGTGAAGATTTGAAAGAAACCCAAAAAGATAAAGACCTACTCCAAAAGGAGTTTGCGGACTATATCAAGGAATCGACCCAGGAGGCGAAGAACTTCATGATTTCAGTACAAGAAAAGTATATCCAAGCCTTTGAGGACTTTACCAAAATACAGAAAGAAAACACCTCAATGTTATCTGATCTGAAAAAATTAATTGAGGAAAAATTTTAACTAAAACATAAATAGGTATAAAAATGAAACAAATATTAAACATTTTATCAGGATTACTGATGTGTATTATGGCAGGCTTACTAATAGCTCATGTATTAGAAACCTCTCCAGTTATTGCAATTTTGTCTTGCTTGGGTTTGTCACTCTTGTTAGGTTATATAAACCAAAAACTACCAGCATCTAAACAGGGCGTATTACAAGCAGGTTTACTTCGTGAAATATGGATTGGCGAGATGGCCAACCGTTTCTTTGACAATGACGACTTTTTGCAAGATGGGAAAGACTGGACACCTTGGGTTGATAATGATGCCATAAATTTAAGTGAAATTGGAGCTAGTCCAAACGTAGTAATTAATAGGACGGTTTACCCAGTGCCAGCAACGACACGGACAGATGTACCGATCAGATTGCCACTTACAAACTATTCGACTGATTCTACAATACACAGAAACATTGACCAAATTGCATTAGCAGCTGATAAACGAAAGTCAATAATAGACGATCATAAAGCAGTATTACAAGAAAAGGTTTCTGATCATGGCATATTCAATATCGCCCCCACTGTAAATTCAGCAGATACTCCAGTATTTAAAACTTCAGGGGCTATAAGTGCAGATACAGGCAATAAAATTTTGCAATCTTCTGAAATAAGCAAAATGAACAAATTGTTCGACAATAAAAAGTACCCTCAAAAGGGAAGAACTTTGGTAGTGCCACCAAACATGTTTTGGGAGTTTGTAGAAACTAATCCAACCATTAAAGCTCAAGCTGAACGTAATGGACAAGGCGGTACTGGAACAGGCATGTGGGTTGAATGGATGGGATTTGTAATCCGACCTCGAGTAACTACTGCACTGTATAATAAAAATACGCTAGCAAAGAACTCTTGGGGCGCAGTACCTACAGCAAACGACAAGGAAGCTGCTATAGCATATGTAAAAGGTGTATCATTTGGCAAGGCTATGGGTACTACTGAAATGTTTGCTAAAGTCAAAGACCCTGACCAACAAGGGGATACTATAAACTTCCTTACAACTGCAATTGTACTTCCTGTGCGACAAAAAGTACTTGGAGCGATAGTATATAGCGACTAAAAAATAAACACTTGAAAAAAGCCCGTAGCGATAATGTCAAAGCGGGCATGTTTTCAAATCAATAACTGTAAATGATTTCAAACATATATTTTAAATTAAAATCACTTTTGAATAGCACGAATGTAGAGACTGGGTGTGCATTTTCAAACGGATTTTCAAACGGGTTTAGTTAACAATGGAACTAAGTAGAGATACCATAATTGAGCAAGTAAATACATTGCTAGCAGACAATACAACTAGGCAAATTACGCCTGAGCGTCTACGAACAATCTTGATCAACATCATTGACTCAGTGGTATTTAAAAGCGAAATAGAACTAGACCCACCTTCAATTTTACCATAATGAATATTGAATACACATTAATACTTGCTGACTTGCCATTGGAAATAGACACACCAATAGCTAAAGTAGTTCTTAATAAAGAGCCTGCTGAAGGAGATATAGTACGTGTACCTGTTGTAGACAAATTCTATGTTGTGCTTCGCAAAATGCTCTATCAGTATTCGCATTTATCTACCAATTTTAATACCGAATATTACTTATTGGTAATAGAATACTTAGGTGAATCAACTGGAGCTTCAGTGGCATATAATGGTCAAAAAGCAACACAACTTACAGGTGCTAATACTTATACAATTGCTGCTAATAGTTCGCATAAAATCCAAATTGTTTGTATGAGCGGTAGTGGTAAATTAAGAATAGAAAGTGTAGTGCTTGATATTTCAGAGACATTCTCAACAGTGCTTGATTCAAGCCAACATGTAAATGTAGAGGTTGAAATTCAAACGTTTGCTGTTGAAGATACAATAATAATCATAGAACAATATTAATATGAAAAAAATATTTCAAATACTTATATTTCTAACACCAATAAGTATACAGGCCCAAACCACTTACAATTCTGCTTACCCAGCAGGTGGATTAAAGCTATCTACTTCCTTAAGTTCAACTCTACAAACAGTAAAAGACAAGGCTGGGAATAATTCAATATTGAAAATAAGCACGCAACGTATAGCATTGGGTAATGCAACTAGTATAGGGTTAATAAATTTGCCCGATAGCACAAATGCGGCTAATGGCATTCAGTTTGGTACTGGTACTGCAAATTTGTATAGGAGTTCATCAAGCACATTGAAAACTGATGGTAATTTATTGATAAATGGAGTTACTTACATAAATAGTGAATTATCAAATCTTTTGACTGGAATTGTAAGGTCGGGTCAGTCCATTCATATTCAAGGAAATACACTAACTGGAAGCCAGTCAACTCCAGCAATAAATGTTGTACAAACATTAAATACAACTGGAAATCCTGATATATTTAATTTAGATATTACTAATACTGCAAGCGGTACAAACTCCAATATTGCTCATTGGAAAGTTGGTGGTTCTACTCGATTTAGAGTCAAAATAAATGGCGATATGACAATGGGAGGTAGTAGCGATTTTGGTATTGGTACTGGATTGGGTGCATTTTTTAGATATAACTTAAGTATTGGTTCACTATCCTATCCAGTTGCAAGCGCAATATTAGAATGCGCCAGTACTACAAAAGGATTCTTACCGCCTAGAATGACAACGGCCCAACGTGTAGCCATACCAAGTCCAGCAAACGGACTAGAGGTTACAGATACCGACATGGATGCAGATATGAAATATAGCGTGACACTTGGTAAGTGGATAGGATTTAGATACAATGGTATCACATCTAAATTCCAAGGTTATGACGGTACAAATTGGATAGACCTTAATTAAAAATCAATTATATCAAAATGGCAACAATAACATCAACCCCCAGCACCGAAATTTCAAGTTCAACTACTGAATTTATCAATGGAAAAATCATAGTCACTGAAACTAAAGTACTAGAATTTGACCCAAATTACATATTAGAAGACTTGCGACAAAAAAAAGCAGATCAAATAATTCAAAAACAAAAAGCGATTGAAGCAAACGACAACATCATTGCTTCTTATGATTTACAAATTGCAGAAATTGAAAAGCAAATCGGGTTGTAAAAAACGTAAAAATACATATATATGAAAAAGATAGCCATCCTTTTAGGATTATTAGAAACTGCCACACCAGCAGAAATTGAAACCTCAATTAATGAATTATTGGCGGTAAAAAACAGTCAACAAAGCATCATAGATGCGAATGCTAACTATGCTTTAAAAGTCGAACAAGATGCAAAATTAGTTGATTCTCTTAAATTAGAAAAGGCACAACTTGAACATGCATTAACAACAGCTGAGCAACTCTTACTAGAGAAGGAAGCTGAATTAAATAAAGCACTACAATTTATTGCAGATATCGAATCCCCTGCTTTATCCACTGAAATGGATATTAAACTTGATGAGCAAATGCATGAATTAGCATCTGAATTGATGGCGAAAACAGGAGTTCAAGTTATTTATATAACTAGTGATTTAACTGCTTTTTACACTAAAGAAGATGCAAACAAATACGCTTACGATCACAAACAGAAGGTATTTGATTTCGGGGAAACCGCATAAAAAATTTAATTATGAAACATATTCTTTTTTTGGTTTTGTGTTCTATGCTACTTGCTTCTTGCGGGCTGTTCCGTAAGACAGCTCGTGAGAGGTCTGTAGCATTATACAATGAAAAAAATTATCAGCAATTTGTAGATACATCATTTACTTACGAGCATACTAAAGTAGATACTATCCTACATATTGACGGTTCAGATGACCAAATAATCAATATGCCATTTGATATACATAACTTACAATTAGATGAAAAAATAATTGATAATCCAAGGTTATTAGGTTCTATTAAAATTATTCCTGATACAGGTATTCGTGTAAGATTAAGATTAAAGCCCATATCAGTTCCTATAATAATAGATAAAAAAACTGCAACAAAAAACAATGTGACTTGGCATGAAAGTAACAATATTGAAGCCAAACAAAAACAAAGTGAAACTATTCATAAACCTTCACTAAACTGGAACTTTTTAATTCCAATGTGTTTTGGAATGCTTCTGTTATTTCTCATTATATATATAAAAACTAAAAAATTACTTACAAAATGAATGATATTTTAATTACCAAAGGACAAGGTGGTATAGGCAGACTAAGCCCCAATGAGGATAACATCAGAGGCTTGGTGATGAATGCTGGTGCAGTCGCACCATCAGGATTAGCTTTAAACACCGTTAAGTTACTATTAACTCTCAAAGATGCTGAGGATGTAGGTATTGATCAAGCTTATGATACAGCAAATGTTGTATTGTGTTATTATCATATTAAAGAATTTTTTGCGGAAAGTCCAAGTGGTAAATTATGGATTTACTTAGTACCTCAAGCAACAACATTGACTCAAATGGCAGACGGCACAGCTGGCACACCTTGCCCAGTGATGAAGCTTGCTCTAGCAACTAATGGGGAAGTAAAACAATACGGGATAGCTCGTAATCCCGATATTGCATATGTACCAGTAATTACAAATGGTATAGATGCAGATGTAACAAGTGCTATACCCAAAGCTCAAATTTTGATGGATATTTTGTTTGCAAATCACATGCCTTCTGATATTGTAATTGAAGGTCGTGGCTTTTCGGGTTCAGCTGGTACGCTTACTAATTTTAGAAGTTTAGCTTCAGATAATGTTCGTGTCGTTTTTGCTCAAGATTTAGACATTGCAACCCCAGCTACAAATGCTGTAATAAAAGCTCATGCAGCAGTAGGCACCTACTTAGGAACGTCAAGTAAAGCAAAGGTTTCTGACAATATAGGTTGGGTTGAAAGATACAATGTAAGTAGCCTTGCATTTGGCAGATGGTTAAATGTAGGGTTAAGTTCCAATACAGCGATTAGCACTTTCACTGCGGTGGATTTAAATACTCTGAATACTAAAGGATGTATTTTCTTAAGAAAGTTTGTAGGAGAAACAGGCGCTTACTGGAATGATTCGCACAGTTGCACACTTATAACGAGTGATTATGCATACGCTGAAAACGTTTTAGTTATAAATAAAGCCGTACGAGGTGTTTACAAGGCCTTGTTACCAAAAGTAAATAGCCCAGTTAAAGTAAATGCAGATGGCCAGTTAAGTAGTGAAGTTATTGCCTCCTTTGAAAGTACTGGTAATCGTCCTCTCGATACGATGTTGATCAATGAAGAGATAAGTGCTAAAGACATATATATTGACCCATTACAAAATATTGTAGTCACAAGTAAATTGAAAGCTAAAATATCACTTGTATCTATAAGTACAGCAAGAAATATTGAAGTGGAAATTGGCTACGCAGTTTCAGTAGATTAATAGGCTAATTAATACGAATAAAACAAAATTAAACACCTTTTAAAAATTAAAAAATGGCACTAATTAACGGAATTGAATACGGTTGGAGCGACATCAAAATTAACATTTTAGGTAGAACCGTTGAGGGTATCTCTGCAATTGAATATTCTGATAATGTTGAAAAAACAAACAATTATGGACGTGGCCGTCAACCTGTAAGCAGAAGTAGGGGTAAATATGAGGCAAAATCAAAGGTTACCTTATCAATGAAGGAAGTCGAAGCCATTCAAAGAGCATTGCCTAAAAATGGTAGAATGCAGGATATACCAATGTTTGACATAAATATTGCATTTGACCCTGAAGACGGCAGTTCGCCAATTGTTCGAGATAGAATACGCCATTGTGAATTTACCAACAAGGAGCGAAAGGTCAAAACTGGAGATGGGCAAATTGAACATGAGTTTGAATTGGTAACAGGCTCTGTTGACTGGAATGTCTAATCTGTCCTTTAAATATCAAACAAAGAAATCATATTTTTTAAATAAAAACTATCAATTAAAATGAGCAACAAAGCCGACAACAAAGACAAATCAAACGAAATTGCACCTTCAATAACAGCTATGCAAGTTGTGGAACAACAAATTACTGGAGCGTTGAGTCCTGACCAGGAGCAGGAGTTGAAAACAAAGTATAACCGTATTCGAAAGATAAAAGTTAAACTTAAAGATGGTTCAATTTCAGTATGTTATTGCAAATATCCTGATCGCAATATTTTTGCTTTAGCAATGAGCAAACGAGGACAAAACAAAATACTTGAAGCTGGGGAAGCTATTTTAGACAATTGTTTTGTTGCAGGCGATGAGCAATGTAAATCAGTTGATAGCGTAAGAATTGCTTCCGCAATGGAATGCTACGAGTTGCTCGATTTTTTGGATGCCAGTTCCGAAGAACTGTAAGCCCAATAGATGAGAGGTATGGATATGATATACTTCGCAAACACTATGCATATATCAGATACTTTTTACATGTCCCTTTTCCTGAACTATTGACAGACGAACAGTACGAAGAAATGTGGGAAGGATTGGTTTACGTTCGAAATGAACTGGCTCAACAAAAAGAAATAGAATTAACTAACTAAAAATTAATCCCCTTTACACTAATAGAGGGGATTAATTATAAAATTAAAATATGCCATTTGACTATAACATATCAGATTTGCTCCAAAAAGCGTTCGGCCTTACTGGCTCAATATTGCCAGTTAATGCATCTGGTTATTCAGGTTATCTAAGTCAAAAAATAAATGGATATACAGATATTCCTGCTATTAAAATAAATCAACAAACCGCAACTTCTTATTTAGGTACACCGATAGTAATGCCAGTTACATTTGATGAAGTTAAATGGCATGAAATTGAAAATGGAGAAAAAAAGGAAAAGTCTTTACCTCGAATTCAACTCCCTTCAGCAACATTATTAGATTTCAGTCAAGCTAAAATAATAGAGAAAACAAGAATTTCAGGTAGGAATGGTACAGTAAAAGAATATATAGGCTTAGATGACTGGAGTATTAGGGTTAGAGGCATTATAGTAAACGAATTATCGGATACACCTCCTGAGGATGGAATTAAATCAATTAAAGCCTTAAAAAATTGCCCTGTTGCAATTCCTATACTTAATGATATGTGTCTTTGGTTAGATATCTATGATGTAACAGTTGAGGATATTGAATTTACAGCCTTAGAAGGCTATCCGGGCGTCCAACCTTTTACAATCAATCTAAGCAGTGATTTAATTTTCGAATTGAAATATAAAAACGGTTTGTGATGGAATTTTATAAACGAAAAATAGAAGAAGGCCAAACAATTTTTGACATAGCAATTCAAGAGTATGGCGATGTAATGATGATTTGGATATTGTTAGATGACAACTTAGCTACAATAACAGATTTAAATACTGATCTAGTACCAGGAGCCGAACTGAATATAAGAAAAGAACCTGTTGTGAATGACAAAGAACTAATGAATTATTTTAGAAACCAACAAATATTTGTGAACTGCAAAAGCTAAAATGTTAATACCTAATATAGATATCCGTATAAAAAATGAAGCAGGTAACGTGCTTTTTTTCGACTACGTAGTTGAAGGTGAAATTATTAGCACATGGAAAGAATTAACAAATACTGCAAAATTTAGTTTACCAAGGAGAGTAAGCCAACTTGGAGATAAATTACCTAATTTGATTCAAGTAGGTAATGAGATATCTATCAAATTGGGATATGATGGAGATTTAGTTCAAGAGTTTAAAGGATATGTTACCAATATAGGTGGAAAGATACCTGTAGAGATAGAGTGCCAAGATTTAATGTGGAAACTAAAGCAAACAGAAGTAAATGAAGTTTGGAAAAAGGTAGACTTATACACGGTTATTAAAAAAATAGTGCCAAAAGGCATTGATATTAAGGTAGATAATAGAATGATTGGAGATTTGAGATTATCTAAAGTTAGTGTCGCAAAGGTGTTAGAAAAATTAAAAGAAATTGGTATTACTAGCTTTATTCGAAATGGTATTTTACATGTTGGAAGTACCTATGATGCATCATGGAGGGCTGATTCCAAAACTAAAGTATTTTATCATTTTCAAAAAAATATTATCGAAAACGATTTGATTTTTAGAAAGAAAAAGGATGTACAAGTAAAAATAGAATGCAGTAGCCTTCAGAGTAACGGTTCTGTTGAAAAATATATTTATCCAAACAATAATGCAGATGCAGAATTACATACAATTCATTGTAACAATGGTTGCTCTAAAATGGATATGAAAAAAGTTGCTGAAGCTGAGTATTCTAAATTTGTTTATGATGGTTATAGGGGAAGCTTCTTGACATTTGGAAGTCCATATTGTGATCATGGTTATGTAGCAAGTTTAGAAAATGATTTTTATACTGAACACAACGGCGCTTATTTAATTGACAAAGTAATAACGCGATTTGGCCGAAAAGGATATAAACGAGAATTAACATTAGGAGGTAAGGTATGACAAACATTATAACATCAGTAAGACAAATGGTGGGTAATCCACTACTACAAACATATTTATGTAAAGTGTTAAGTGTAGACGAGTACTCATGTGAATGCGAACCAGTCAATGGAGGTGCGAATTTTTTAGAGGTAAGATTAAGAAGCGTTTTAGATGGAAACACAGGAGGTTTAATTCTAAAGCCTAAATTGAATAGCATAGTCATCATTGGGTTGATAGAAAACAATGAAGCCACAGCCTTTGTAGTGGCTTACAGCGATATAGATGAATTGACTTTTAAGAATGAAGGAGGTATAACTTTTGAAGTTAAAAAGGATGTAGTCAAGATTAATGGAGATACACATGATGGGTTAGCAAAAGTAAAGGAGCTAACTAAAAAATTTAATAATCTTGAAAATAAATTTAATTCTGTTTTACAAGTCCTTCAAAGTGTTATTGTGCCATTAGCCCCTTCAGGAACATACCCATTTGCACCCTTGTTTGCAAGTATAAGCCCATTGGTCAAAACAACAAAAAATGAAATAGAAAATACCAAAGTGAAGCATGGATAACGTAAAAGATATTGAACTAGATAATTTTGATTTACGGATAGTGAACGGTGATTTCATGTTGCATGAAAGTGATACAACACACATTGAACATTTGCTTTTATTAGACAAAGGCAATTTAAAGCATAGCCCAATAACTGGGGTCGGTATAGCTAAATATATAAACAGTCCTGGTACTGTAAATAATATAGCCTCTTTCAAAAGTAAATTGAAAGCCCAGCTTGAGTATGACGGTTATTCAAACATTGAAATTGAGGTTCCAATTGATTTTAAAAATATTAAAATTGACGCAAAAAGAATTTAATTATGAGCAAGACTGCCCAACAAATATTTAATGAATTACTAGCTGAAAAAAATGCCAATATTGAACTAGCAGATTTAAATAGTGCATCAAACACAGCTATTTACAGAATATGGCTGTGGTTAGTTGCTTATGCCCATAAATTACTATATGACGCTTGGGATGTATGCAAAGCGGAATTAGCAAAAATAGGTGATCAACAAATAATTGGAAAAGATTCGTGGTATGAAGGATTAGCATTGAATTGGTCAGCTGGTTCTACAACAGTTGATGTGGCTTCATGCAAAGAAATTTTATCAGCAAATCTTCGAAAAGTAATCCTGAAAGTAGCAACATTTGATAATGGTACTCAATCACTTATTAATCTAAATTCTTCCGACCTTGATTTATTAAAATTATATATTAATTCTAAAAAAGTATTAGGAACAGACATTGATGTAATTAGTCAGTCATCTGATTTGCTTTGGCTTGCTTTTTCAATCAAGTATACAGGAACATTAAACGATGTTAAATTGGCTGTTAAACAAGCAATAAAAGCTTATTTAGCTGCAATTCCATTTGGAGAAAACCTATCAATGTCTTTATTAGTTAATCATATCTTTTCAGTAAATGGTGTACTTGACGTGAATATGATTTTTTGCAAATTGAATATTGGACTTGGATATACTGATCAAATTCAAAATATAGTAGTTACAGACGCAGGATATTTTGAAATTGGAAAGGATGTACTCAGCAATGATTTGTTAGACTTAAATATGTATCAATAATGTTTATACTCAGTAAAGCAAAGTTTGTTCATAATTTCTTACCTCCGAGACTAAGAAACCCTAAGCATTTAGCTTGGGTTAAAGTTATGGTTTGGCATGTATTTGAATTGTGGAACGAGTTATATAACTACTTTAATCTAATTGTATTAAGTACAGACATTACTATCCAAACCGATGTGTTTCAAACATATTTGAGAACTATTTATCCAAATGTCGGAACATATAAAGTTTATATAAAATCAACTTGGGAGTCAATACCTCAAAATTACAATAAGTATTTAGGTGAACACCAAATTATAGAATTTGATGCATTTCTAGCTGAAGCAATCCCAACGGAGTATGACTTATACATATCTGAGAGAAATCTTGAATTTGACTATTTAGTAATATTTCCATTAGCTTATGCGAATTCTTTAATATCAATTGAAGCTCTTTTGAAAAAATACAAACCAGCAGGGAAAAATTATAAAATAATTTTTGAAAATATAACATAAAATATGAAACAAACGATTATACATAACGGTTATCATCCACGTAGTAACAATGATTTAATGCATGCTCAAGAAGGTATGATACAAGCAATTCAGGAATTAACTAAAGGCTTAATTGCAAGCGGTTCAAATATACCTAATTGTATATTGTATGGGGTTGAATTTACGACATATATTGGAACATCAATTGTAGATATCACTGCTGGTGCAGTGGTTTTAAATGGCGAAATATGTATTTACGATGGAGTTGTAGGTATTGATTTAGATGTTGCACCTAGCACAATGATGTTTAGCCCTTTAGATACTTACCCTGCTGACAATCCAGTAGGTTATGGAGACTTAACCTTGAAAAATGTTCATTTGAATCGTAAAGCTCAACTTATTCCTGTTTTAGGAGCGCCCGCGAACAATCAAATTCATGTTGGACAAGCAAAACGTTTTTTAGATTTGATCAGGACCAATTTGTACAACCAAAAGTGGAAATATGTTGGTTCTTTGGGAGAGCCTGTTGTTTATTTAAACGGCTTTATTAATGGGTATCAAGCAAATGGGCCAGTGGATGCTTTAAGATATCGTAAAGGGGCCAATGAATGCGTTTATATACAAGGTGCAATAGACTATACCCCATTACAAAGTGTTGCCACAACATTTGATTATTTGGACATATGTACATTACCACTATTGCATAGGCCTGATAAAATAACATATAAAGACCTTCAGGTTAACACTCCTGCTGGCTATTATGGGTTAAGATTGAAAGTTGCTTTAAATGGTAATTTGTCTGTAGCTATATCTTCTATTCCAGTAGGCGCTTCCATAGCAGATATATCAGCTGGTAGTCCATTTGGTGAAGATTTCGAAATAGTTTATTCGACCTTGCAATAATAATTGATTGAAAGAGTATATCAAAAGAGTCATTTAAAAACAGATATACTAATGAAAGCAAGATTAAAAACGCCTATCACCTATTATGGAGGCAAACAACAGTTATTGACTACAATTCTGCCACTTATTCCTGAGCACAATTTGTATTGTGAGCCTTTTTGTGGAGGAGCAGCAGTATTTTGGGGGAAAGAACCTTCGCCAGTTGAGGTAATTAATGATATCAACTCAGAGGTTATCAATTTCTATACAGTAATGCAAACTAAGTTTGAAGCATTATACGCTATGATTGAGGCTACACTTCATTCAAGAAAACACCATCAGGACGCTGAGGTAATTTACAAAAACCCGCATTTGTTTACTGATGTTGATAGAGCATGGGCATTTTGGGTGCAGTGTAATCAGTCATTCAGTTCAAAAATTTGTGCAGGCTGGGCTTATGCAAGAAAGAAAAATAGTTGTGAAAAGAAAACCTATCACAACAAAGAACGATTTAAAGAAGTCTTTAAGGATCGATTAAAGTTTGTTCAAATCGAGAGTAACCATGCTGTAAAAGTGATAAATTCAAGGGACTGTGAGGAAGCCTTTTTTTATGTTGACCCACCATATCCAGAATCAAATCAAGGTCATTATGCAGGCTATAAGCTTACAGATTTTGAAGAACTACTTGATACGTTAGCGAATATCAAGGGTAAATTTTTATTAAGCAGTTATGACTATGATATGCTTGACAATACTGTAAAAAAGCACAAATGGCATCAAATTAAAAAGGAAATGTTTATTACTGCCAGTAAAGGAGAAACAGGTAAGGGGCGCACTAAAAAGAAAATAGAGGTTTTTACTTCTAATTACCCAATATAGACCAATATTAGAAAGTAGGGACTGGCAGGTATCCCGACCTATGCTCAAGCATCTTGACTTGCGTCAATGCCAATCCCAAACTTTCATTGATTGAAAGAGTATTGGTTTTAATTAAGCATTTAAATGGTCGGGATAAGGCAATATTACAGCCTCTTTACTCTTTTGCAAAAAAAAGCTATGAACATTAATGTGCATAGCTAATAGTACTCTTTTAAATATCACTTTAAAACGATACTTTTGATTCTTTAAAAACGATACTTTTCGTTTTTGCGATTATACATTCTCTAGGCTCTAAAATTATTTATTTATTAAGTCAGCAACTTAAGTCTGAATTATACATAGATTCTTCTCATGGCACGAAATATAGTTTTCGTATCAAAAATTTAAAAACAATCCATCATGAAAATACTAATTTGTGAGGATGAATTCATCATTGCTGAGAATCTAAAATCCTACTGTATCGATTTAGGATATGATGTAGTCGGCTTAGCACCATCTAGCCAACGCGCGCTGGAATTATTGTCTTTGCACAAGCCCGAAATTGTTTTATTGGATATCAACTTAGAAGGAAATAAAGAAGGTATTGAAATTGCCCATTACATTAATGAACACCACCAAATCCCATTTATATACATAACTGCCTATAGCGATCCTGAAACATTTATGTTTGCTAGTAAAACTTTTCCGAGCGCCTATATTATCAAACCAGTTGATGAAATTACGCTCAAAATAAACATTGAACTTGCTTTACTGAAATTTAAGAATCAATTTAATATCAACAAAATTTCAAGTACAACCAAATTAAACAAGTCTCCAAAAGATATAACACAAGTCGATTTTAACAGTTGTTCGTATATCACTGCTACTCAAAACTATATACATATATATTTTACTAATAACGAGAAATGCATTTTACGCTATACTATTTCCGAATTAGAATCGCAATTAGATCAAAATTTTATACGTGTTCACAAATCTTATATCGTAAATTTAAAATACGTAAGTACTGTATTATCAGGTAAATTGAACGTTTTGGGTACTTGGATACCTGTAGGCAGAGTGTATAAAGGGAATCTGAATGAATATCTACTTTATTAACAAGTTGTTCGTCACTTTTTGATGTTGTTTGTCACAAATAGTTAGACTAACCCTAGAGAGGGGCTTATTTTTACATTCAAAAACTAATTCTGAAATAGAAATATACAATAATCGAGCCATTTATTATTAATTCTATTTCAATATTTTAAATATGAATTTAAGTTTATTAAGTATTATTGATTCACTTTTTTCGTTTTATGCGAGGGTAACCTCCTATCCCTTTATTATTCAAATTTGTATAATTTTCATTTTAGGTAGTATCATACTATTTACTTTTTTTGTTTCATCTGTTACCTTTATTCGATATCAATTTAATAGGCTTCAATCCAAAGAGGAAAAGCTTATCCCTATCATTGATGAATTAATCCTTAAAAATCTATTCGAGGAAAATAAAACAATCACTCAAGCAGATATCTACAATGAATTTTTGGATCGACTTGGAAATTTAAAAGTTGATAACCTGAATCTTATTACTAATCGCCTAATTGCTTGTAAAAACAACTTTGATATTGGTATTAGCCCTCAATTTACCAACCTCGTGGCTGCATTAGGTATTGAAAACCATATCAGTAAGAAACTGAGCTTTTCGTCAGCATTTGACAAAATGAAAGGAATACAAGAGTTATCATCCCTAGCCATCACTGCTTCAGAGTCAAACATCTTCCCATTTACCTATAGTAACAACAAGAATATTCGTAATGAAGCACGTACTTCCTACATGCGTTTGAGTAAAAATGATCCTTTTAAATTTTTTGATGAATCTAAAGAACCTTTGAATGCATGGGATCAAATCAATCTACTGAAACACTTAATGAGTATTGAAAATAGAGTTATTCCCAATTTTAGTAAATGGATTGCCTACTCTCAAAACGAATCCATCATTCAGTTTTGTATAAAAATGTGTGCCTACTTTCAACAAAAAGAAAGTGTTCCCGTTTTGATCAACTTTTTGAAAACACCCGACCATGACCTAAGAGCTGAAACAATCAAAGCACTAGGAGAGCTAAAGGCTGACCACACTGAAGATATCTTAATTGATATGTATAACAATCAACCAGATAAGTGTCAAAATGAAATAATACGATCTATCGGTGAATTTTCTACTGGACGTTCTATCGACTTTTTGCACCACGCTTTTGAAAATACAACAAATATCGAAACACGTAAAGTGGCAGCAGAAGCAATTTATAACTATGGCGATATCGGTAAAGAACTATTCGAAGCCCTAGAACAAGGCAGTGAACCAGAATCTGCTCAAGTATTGGAACATATTGCGAACCCATTGATTAAATTTAAATAAAAGGTAAACACACTATGATAGATCAAATAAGGACCTTTTACGAATACTTCGTCTTCTTCTATACAACATCGTTGTTTTTATTTTACTTGTTTTTAGCCGTTATGTCATTTTTAGCCATTATGAAATATAAAGGTTATAATAGTGATTTAGATGACAACACCATTATGACTTCTCCATTGACACCTGGTATATCGGTAATTGCGCCTGCCTTCAACGAAGGTGTAACCATCATTTCCAACGTGCGTTCACTACTTACACTCAATTATCCTTTGTTTGAAGTAATTATCATCAATGATGGTAGTAAAGATGATACCTTGGAGAAAATGATTAAAGAATTTGAGCTAGAAGAAACCGAGTTTGCATACGTTGAGAAAATCAAAACCAAACCCTTCAAACGTATTTTCAAATCCCGAAATCCGGCATTTGCCATCTTAACCGTAGTGGATAAGGAAAATGGTGGTACCAAGGCGGATGCGTCCAATGCGGGAATCAATGCTTCGGCTTTTCCCTATTATTTGTGTACAGATGTGGATTGTATTTTGGATCGTAACACATTGTTGAAAATGATCAAACCCATCCTCAATAGTACAGAACGTGTTATTGCAGTTGGTGCCGTATTACGCATGTCAAACAGTTGTGATATCGATGAAGGGGTTATTACGCGTGTACGTCCTCCGAAAGGTTTAATTCCTCGATTTCAGGAAATGGAATACATTCGAGCGTATTTGTTGAGTAAAATGGGCTGGTCTTTGTTAAATGCCGTACCAAATGTATCAGGTGGATTAGGATTATTTGACAAAGAGGTATCGGTACGTGCTGGTGGATACGATCCGCTTTCGCATGCTGAAGATATGGATTTGATTACTCGTATGACTGCTTACATGATTAACAATAACTCTAAATATCGTGTTGGTTATATTCCCTTATCGTGTTGCTGGACCGAAGGACCTCCAAATATTCAAATCTTGAATCGTCAACGTTCAAGATGGGGACGTGGTTTGATGCAATTGTATTTTGTACACCGAAAAATCTTATTTAATCGTCGCTACAAAAAAATGGGACTTATTGTATATCCATTTGCGTTTTTTTACGAATTGTTAGCACCGGTAATTGAAGCAGTGGGGTGGTTATTCCTCATTTATTTAATCATTACGGGTCAGGTCAATTGGAATATGTTTTTCTTTATTTTACTTTATGCTTATTCTTTCTCAGTCATGATTTCTACATTAGTTGTTTTGTGGGATCAAATTACCTTTAAATATTACAAAACCTTTGGTGAGGTCATGTCCTTAGTACTTATGGTTATCTTGGAACCAATTTTGTATCATCCATTAATTATGTTTTTCGCCATCAAAGGTTATATCTCATTTTTCTCGTCCAAAGAGTTTGAGTGGGGCGCTATGACACGTCAAGGATTTGATGCCGAGAAAAAAAATACACCTGTTCAACCCTCAACTTAATAAGTTTATGCACTTTAGTATTACATATCAAAAATTACTTAAACTACATCTATTCATTTTGTTGTTCGGTTTATTGTCCAATGTTGCTTTCGCTCAGGGGCAATCTAATTTATCTTCGGATGAATACTACCGTTTGGCTAAAATAGAAGCTAATCAGAAAAACAATTTCTCATTGGCCGCCAAATATTGCAAAAAAGCTCTCGATTTAACACCAGAAAACTACGATATACGACAACTTTTAGGTAAATGTTATCTTGAACTCGGCAAATATGATAGTGCACGATATGAATTAAAGAAAGTAACTGATGGATATCCTCGAAACGTGGATGCGCGTCATTTTTTAGTCAATGTGGAATATCAAACTGGTCGTTATTCAAGTGCCTTATGCTATGTCAACGAGTTATTAGAAATTCGACCTTATAGTAAAACACTTTGGCTCAAAAAAATATCGATTTTTAATGATATGGGCAACTATGTTGAAGCCAAGCGCACTGTCAATCGATTGTATACCATTTATCCTAACGATACTGCGGTCAAACGAATTTATAATAACTTTTACACCGAAGAAGCTGAACGTAGTCACAAACAGGGTAATTACAGTAAAAGCCGCGAAATATTAGAC